CTTCCTTTTTCACCCGTAAGCTGGGGAAACGCTCAACCCCTTTTAATTTTTAATCATGACTACAACTTACGATCAACGAATTAAAATGGGTGGTGATGGACTGGTTATCCATCATCTCAATGCTACTGACGCATGTGTTTACGCCAGTATTGTTGTTGCCACACTAGCTACCGGATATGTTTTTTTTTTTTTTGTCCGAAGCATTTACCGCTACCTCACATATGTTGAGGTGGATTTGGTAGGTGATACTCTGCTTGAGCTCCTTGAAGGAAACTGTAATGGGGAGCTCGCAGAAGAATTGGTGGAAGTCGCTAGACCCCACCTTGTTGATGAGGAGGAAGATGCAAGCAATGCCAAGCGCCGTGTGCGCCATGGAGGTAAGCATTTGTTTCAGCGTGAAATAATTGCTGCCGTTAAGGCAAAGTTTGGAACACCTCGACCAACAGAGGCCAATCTCCGAGCCGTTCGGAGATATGCAACAGAGGTTATGCGATCACATAACTTACGACACACCAATGTTCAGAGGCTTTTGCCTATGATCATTGCTGCATCATTTGTGCCAGACAAGTATGAGCTTGAAGGCATGGAGATGGCTAGTTGCGCAGTAGCCCTTGATCGGCAGACTGAGTATTATATGCTCAAAAAGTCTGCTGGTTACAAGGACTGCTGAGGGGGCCTGTCTGTGGTGCATGGCGTAAGGCACAAGAGTGATCTTGTGCATGCGCAGCTGACCATGCACCTTAACAGTCAGGCTAACTGTCGAAGTCGTCGGATGTTTGTAATGAACGGGATCTCCGGTGATTGTAGGACGTTAAAAATTAATGATCCCGATCTCAACACACTTAACACAGCTTTGCTGGAGCGAGTATTCTTCCACAATGTGGACGGTCAGTACAGGCTTATTGAAGATCCCGACGAACGTGCGGTATTTGGTAAGCTTCGGAACTTCCGACGAAGCTTGGTTAGTATTTTGGGTATTTCCTCCCCTGTTTCCCCTGAGCAATTTGCTGAGATGTACACTGGACGTAAAAGAACCATATATGACCAAGCCGTAGTAGACTTCACCACCCATGGTGTTCGCAGACGCGACGCATACAGTGATAGTTTTGTAAAGTGCGAAAAAGTACCTTCCAATAAGGCACCACGATGTATACAGCCCAGAAGGCCCGTGTATAACGTTGCTGTGGGGAGATACCTGAAGCCAGTTGAGCATCAGATCTATAGTGCCATTCAAAAGGTATTTGGATCGGAAACCCCCGTTGTTGTTAAGGGGTTCAATGCAGTGCAGACTGCCGACATCTTGCAAAAGAAATTTTGCAGGTTTGAAAAACCCGTTTGCTTGGGTTTGGATGCAAGTCGGTTTGACCAACACGTAAGTCAACAGATGCTCAAGTGGGAGCACAGCATTTACAACTCGATGTTTCAGTCGCCGGAGTTACGGAAGTTACTCAGGTGGCAAATTGATAATGTTGGGTTTGGACGATGTGATGATGGGTGGTTAGAGTACAAGGTTAAGGGTAAACGTTTCTCAGGAGACATGAACACTGCCTTAGGAAATTGCCTCATCATGTGCGCTATGGTGTATTCCTACGCTAAGGAGAGGGGAGTCGATATTGAATTGGCAAACAATGGGGATGACTGTGTGGTTTTTATGGAGGCTGAGCATTTAAACAAGTTTTCCCATGAGTTGGATGAGTGGTTTGAAGATGTTGGGTTTGTGATGACAAAAGAAGCCCCTGTGTATAATTTACATGAGGTGGAATTTTGCCAGTGCAAGCCAGTCTTCGGAGCCCACGGTCTCGTTATGTGCAGAGGGTTTGAAAAGGCCCGCGAGAAAGATTCAATTTGTATGTTTGACATATCAAATCCTGCGGCTGCATCCAAGTGGATGGGCGCGGTGGGAGAGTGTGGATTGGCGTTGACTAGTGGTGTCCCTGTGTTTCAAGAGATGTATAATGCATTTGTTCGGCATGGAGCTCCTAGTAAGTTAACCCAATCAGTCGGTTGGCAAAGTGGTATGACCATGATGTCAAAAGGCCTTCACGCTCGCTATGAAGATGTAACTGACAATGCTCGGTATTCCTTCTATATAGCTTTCGGCATAACCCCGGATGAGCAGGTCGCGTTAGAGTCTTATTACCAACAATGGAAACCGACCACTAATGTTGACCTAGACGTGTCACTTAGTGACATTGTCTCTGCTCCCTTCTAGTCTTTAATGACAATACTTGTGGTGATTATTGTGAAGATGGAAAATAAAAATAAAAATGTTAGAAAATTGCGTAAAGCAAATAAAAAGAAAGCAGCGAAAGGATTTGG